CCAAATTCTTCGCACACTTCTTCCAGCCCTTCTTCATCTAACCTGAATGGTTCTGGTTTGATTCCATACGGCACCAACCGTGTACCTTTATAGGGCAATCTGATGAGGCATAGATTTCTGGCAATAATCCCATCTCGTTGTGCAGCTTTTATGGACCTCATTTTAAATGGCGAAACAGATTGACCAGTAACATACGCAGTGGCCGTTTTCAGACCCACTCCATATGCTCCAGATAACCCATTATGGGTTCCTGCAATAGCCGTCGCCATTATCCACTCTTTTGGTGATAAACCATATTCATTAAACAGATCCATCATCGTATAATTGCGGTTATGGTTTGGCCTGTACATTGTGGCCCTATCCAATAATTGAAATAAATCATTGTCACTGCTGACAATCCAAATCTTACCAATTTTCGGGTTCTGGTGGCCCCATTCTACAATACTGGCAATGCCATCATCGGCCTCAAATCCACGTTTCTCAATATGATATCGAAACCCCAATGGTTCCAACACACGAGGACGTAACAGACTCATCTGTTGAAAAAATTCTTTTTTCATTTTGAATTCTTCCGGTGTCACTACCTTCTCACGTATTGCTTTATATTCAGGACATTCTTCACGGCGTAAGGAAAAAACGCTGTCCCAAGCGAAGAACAACGCAGCATTGGACGGAAACAGCCGCCGGATGCGGTTGAGCTGGTTCAGTACTCCATACAGCACGCCGGTTGGCTTGCCGTTGAATTGTAGCGGGCTTGTTGTCCACTTTGCCCTGTGCGCCAAATAACTCACATCAAATATCACCAACGGCATGGGGTGTTCTGCCGGTTGCCGCCGGGGTGTTATTGGACTTCTAAGTGAAGCGCGGTTTTCTGTTGATGTCTGCCTTTCGTTCTTGGTCATCCCAAGCCTCCTGAAGTTGTCGTTGCACTTCCGCCCACAACTGGGGTTCGTCTTCTATATGCCCCAGGACATCGTTTCTGTAACCTTTCAGATCTAGGTCTGGACACTGAATCTGTGGGCCGGATTTTTTCCAATAACTAGAATTGTCCAACAAATAATCCACAGCACTGCCGATGTCATCCACACCTATTTGGTAGTAGATGGGAAACTGTACATCGCGCCACTTGCCTGTAAGCTTGTTCTTGGTGGTCTTTGCAATGATCTTGCTGCCGATCTTCATCTTGTTGGTGGCCTGGATTTGCCCTGCTTTCGCCAACCAGAAGATATGACAAGCATAAAACTCCAACGCCTTGCCCCCCGCACGGGTCTTCTTTTGGAATCCAATCGGTTCAATGTTATCGCGGGTCTGGCTGATAATGACAATGGCCGATTTGGTTTTTTCTATCTTCACTGACAGCACCCGCAACACCTCACTGGCCCACCGGGCTTTCTCCATCTTGTAGCTGCCGGTTTCCTTGCCCTTGGCCATATCGGCGGCCCTGGCCAGTTCTTCCGTGGTGGTGATGGCGTCGAAACTGTCCAACACACCAAAGATCGGACGCTCTCCTTCCAGCAGTTGCAGCATCCGGCCATAATATTGTTGGATGGTTTCCGGCGGAGTGTACTCATCCAGGTTGCACACATCGGCCACATAGTTATGGCCTTCATTCAGCCGTGCCACCAGCTTGCGTCCAAACAGCCGCAGCATATCAAAATCAGGTGGTTCGCACCCATCGTAAAGTAGGATGTAATCATCGAACCGGGGATCATTGGCCATCTCAGCCATGCCGGTAAGCACCAACATGCTCTTACCGGCACTGCTGTCTCCTATCACATTCACCAACCGTCCCGCACCATATCCACCAGAAATGTTGTCGCTCAGTGCGGCATTGAGCAACTTACAACCGGTCGGCAGCAGCAGAGTTCCGCTTTTTGTACGATCCGAAACGGGTGCCGGGTTTTCTTCCACGGGTTTCGGTGGATTTCTTCTTACCGGGAGACTGGATCTGGATTCGCTCATGTGCCTTTGCTCCGTCCACTATCTGCTGAAGTTTCTTTTCGTCCACCATCCACCGGTTTCCAATCTGCGTAGCAAACTGAAGCGGCTTTCCGCCCACCGAAATTCCGGCACGTGCCCACGCATACAAAGTATGATATGGAATGGGCACTCCGTTTTCCTGCAGGAGCTTGACGGCCTGTTTAAGTGTAATCATGTAACTTCTCCCCAGCTAATTTGCTGTATCTGGCATTATCTGCGTCCGGTCCATATAAGGATACAGACCGGACGCCTCATTGTCAGAAACGGCTATCTACGCGCTTTGCGTCGTTCGGCTGCCAGGCGATTGAATTCTTCTTGGCAGTCTTCCCATACATCGCATGTGTCACATTCGTCCAGGGCATTACAATCCTCGCCCCAGTTGCCGCCAGCAGGACATTCCCCACCGGCCGGTGCGGGCACGGCTTTCCTCATCGGACGTTGTGGCGGGGCCGGCGCTTTGCGTGCCGGTTTTGCTACTGCCGCTTTGCGCGCCGGTCTCGGCGGCGGTTCCGGTTCTTCAGGTTCTTCAGGTTCTTCAGGTTCTTCAGGTTCTTCCACGGGGACGCCCAAGAACTCAGCTTCCAGTTCCTTGTATCCCAACACCACCAGGCAATCGTCCAACGCAGGTAGATCGTTCAGAATGCCGGGATCTTGCGGCTTGCGTCGTGGAATGAAGTCAATGCGGTCTGCTTCCAGGAATTTGGTGGAACCCATGGATGCTTCGGCAAAGCGTACCTTGACGTCCAAGCCGTCGATCAAATCCGCAAAACCCGCCAACTCATCGGGATTTTCGTTGATTTCCCGGTTGAGCATTTTGGTGAAGTTGTGGAAACTGATTTCCCACGACATTACCTCATCGGGATTGGCCGGATCAACGACCAGGAACAGATCTCGGTCTTTGGCTTTCATTTGCCGCAGTTCTTCGTCGGTGGCATCCCCACTGCGACGCCGTTCCAATGCATACTCACAGATGGGACACTGCTTGCCGAAGGTTGTGGGACAGATACGGGCCTTTTCTTCCGGCCCTACGCCGAAGTGGACCTTCATCGGACGACGATACCACAGTTCTCCTGCGGGCACCCGGTCGGGGTGATTTTTGTCCGTGACGATGTAAGGCAAGATTCGGACTACTTGGGTGCCTTTGACTGGCTTGAAGAAGTCCAGTCCCGTGTTATAGGTGGTGCTGCCGCTGGAAGACTTACTGTTCTCAACTGCACGCTGCTTCACGCGGTCGCGGTTCATTCTGGGCACTGCCGCACGTCCTGCTGCCTTGGGTTTTCTGGTAGGAATTGCCATGTGCTCTTCTCCTTTTAGTGTTTACGTGGTTATCTTTGCCAACAAAACGGAAACAGACAAACTTGCTACAATGTATTTCGCAACGATAAAAATCTTTGAGCCTGCAGACAGAGCTGCCACCAGTTCTTGTTGCAGAAGGACCCCAAGGAACACAATGAGTAAGAAACTTAGTGGGTAATATAATTTCATCATTTCTTGCCTCTCTTCATAGCTCCGCGTACTGCCTCATTGGCCTTGTTTTTGTTGTATTCGGCACGATCTTCCGGTGTGGTAGTGGGTACGGCATAATATTCCTGCCCGTGCAATCGCACCAAATTCTCCAGCGCGGCCTTGCGTTGATCCAATGCCTGGACTTCTGCTTTGAGGATTGCGGCCTTACGTTGGGCTTCACGCAGATCGTTCAAGGCTACAATATACCGCTCATTGCGAAAAACCCAAGACGACACCATTGCTTCAGTAAACTTTCCAGCCTTTCCTGTCAGATCATCACGAGCTTCTAAATCCAATTCAGCCTTGATCTTTTCCAATCGGTCTTTAAGTTCATCTACCTCGGCGTTGGCTTCTGCCAACTGTTCCGCATATTCCAAAAACAATGCCGGTTGCCCTTCCCACTCTTTGTCCAAGAATCTCCGGTCCACCTCAAATCTTGAATCTGTTGACAATTGGTCCATTTTTATTCGTCTCCTTTCTCATATTCCCTAATGTAGTCAATAACCGCCTCACTCCATCCATCGATATGAATCCAAGAACCATACCCAACACCGTTTTGGTTGGTAGCCACATTGATCATGTAGCCCCTTCCAATCGGATCGGGAACTTTGTCCGCTGATTGCTCATCGGTAATAACAATCAATCGATCAGGCCGCAAGCCCTGTCCTTGATATCCAATCTCGCACCGGCCGTGATAACCAAAATGCGCCATCCCAATGTTTCTTCCCTTTTCCAAATAAATGGATTTTACAGCCTCCCCCAAAGGGGTACCGCTGTGTTCTTGGCTGTCCACAATTGCATCCCGAAGGGCAAATCCACGACGAGCAGGAACACGGCAAAGTTTCATCGAAAAAGTGAAAATATCCACCTGTTCGCAAATCTCACAGGCCAACATGGCAACACCGCAAGCCGCATCAAGACGAGTGATTTCCGACTTAAT